TTACCGTCGCCCGCACGTTCTGCGGCGCGAATCTCGGCGGCAAGGTTGGTTCGCATCGCCTCAAACTGCTCAAACGTCATTTTTTCGCCAGACTTAAAGGCTTCTAACTGCGAACGGATGCCGAGCGATAAAAATTCAGTCTTGAGGTTTTTCTTTAGCGATGCATCTGCGGTTTCTGCAATGCGTTTCCCGTTGACCGGAAACTGCCCGCCAGCCGCGTCCGTCAAAGCCTTGTAAGCCTCGGAAATCTTGTCCTGCCGTGTCTTGTCCAAGTCTTTATAGGCTTGAATGAGATTTTCGGAGTTTTCAATCGTGCGGGCGGTGTAGACATCCGGCGCTGCGGTTTCCCGAATCGCGACCAAGTTTTCGACCAGACCTTGATTCTGTTCGTTAAATACTTTCGCCAATTCGGTATCGCGGCCACGACGATTCTGTTCGTTGGACAACATCACGGGGTCAGCCGTGGCCTGCCCTTTGGTCAATTTAATTGGCACCGGCAGCGTGTCGGCTTCAAGGTGCCGCATGATCGTCGGCACGTTGGCGTCGGTCTGCGGGATTGTTTCAATAACCGCACGCAACGTCGGGCTGGCGTTTGTCAGCGCAGCCTGCACCTCGGCAAGTTGTGGGGCTTCTGCCGCACCAGCCGACCGTGGGCCAAACTGATTGACCCGTTCGCCCGTAGCGGCCTGTGCGTCGGCTATAGCAGCCTCTCGCGTGCCAATCGTCGGCTCGGGCTTACGGCGTGACGGTACGACGGCCTTGACCGCCTCCACCGCAGGCTGCACGGCACCGGCCACGTATCCGGCTTCACGCTTTGCGGCCTCGCCAACGGTTTCTGCGGCCCCTTTAACTGCGCCCGCAGCGCGGCGAACGATTGGCACCTCTGCGGCCATTGGCGCGGCGAACGTGCCTTGCGCGATGATGTTGGACACATCTTGCTCGGGCATTCCGGTTTTTTCCGAAATCCATTTCGCGCCCTTTGCGACGTTTTCGCCGATAAAGTCCATCAATCGACGACCGGCTTCGCCTTTGTAGCCAGCGGTTTCGGTCACGCCAAAGGCTTTACCGAACGGCTGCGAAAAGTAACTTCCAGCGGTGCCAGCGGTGCGCTGCGCTTCCTCGGGCGTTTGTCCGACCGCACGCGCAAACGGATAAGTGACAGTTTCCACGGCGGCAGGCACAACGCCGGTCAGAATGTCGCCAACCGACGCAGCGGCCTGTCCAGCGGCTTGCACTTCCTCACCAGCCCGACGTAGCACGCGGTTAGCAATGCCCTGCACGGGCTTCTGATACGTTCTGACGGCGCTTCGTGCGGCTTTATCAATGGACTCGGGCGACAGTTCGTCAATCGGCGCAGCGGTCGCCGTAGAAAGCGCTGCCGTGCGTTGCTGACCAGCGGTGGCGCGACGGGCTGCTGCGTCAATCAGATCGGGATCAAGTGGGTCAGCGGCCATCACTCACCTCGAATCAATTTGCGAATCTCGGCCACCTTTTTTAAGGCATTTTTGTAACGATCGCTATTGACGCCGCCCAACTCAATCGCAACCTCTGCAAGGCCGTCCTTGTCTTGTCCCATGTTGCGTGATGCGTCAATCAAACGCACCGCATCCATGTCTAGCGTTTGCGCCCATTTGTCGCGAAAATCACGGGCCGAAAACGGGTCTTTGGTTTTCGCAAACGCATTTTGAATACCGCGATTGTAATAATCTTTGGCTGTTGCTAATGCGCGATTGACTCGTGCGGTATTTTTAATAGCATCGGCAGTCCATTCCGTCGTGCCAGTTTGTTGTCCAGCAATCGCACGCGAACTGTCTGTGTTAAATCCGGCAGACGATGCAAGATTTTCGGTTTGCAGCGCCATATAGTGACCTAATTTATCTAAATTGGTTGCCGCATCCGTTGACCACGGAAGTGCCGCATAACCGCCGCCCAAATTGGCAAGCGTTTGCGCCCCCTTGCCGGTTGCCACATCGTTGCTGCTGACGATGCCAATGATCTGGTTGTTGTTGAACAACTGTTGCGGAACGCTCTGCGCTGCCGTTTGCGCGTCAAGTCGAATCTTGTTTGCGGCGGCATACGTGTCGGGTGTTTCGCCAGCAGGCAATCGACGCACGGCTTCCCCGGCTTGCGGGCCAACTGGTGGCATGACGGGGCCACGACGCGGAGCCGTCGCGCCAGCGGACGGCGCAACTGCACCACCTTGCGGCGCACCAGCAGGAATCGGTATTTCGCCGACCATTGTGCCATCAGCCGAATAAACGTATGCAGTCGGATTGTTGTTAACGTCAACGCGGCCTGTCGGTTGTACGCGGCTGCCCGGCGGCAGACTGATCGGAAGCCCTGCGCCTGCGCGTTCGATGCGCGGAGCCATACCGCCCGGTTGTTGCGTGACGGCGATTGGTTGCAACGTCGAACCGACGTTTTGCATGGACACAGACGGCGCAAACGCGCCCTGTTGCTCGGTTGGCGTCATCATGGATTGCGAGGCGCGAATCGCTAATTGCGGCACGGCATCGCCTGCGGGAATGCGCGATAGCAGCCCTTTGTAGGCTTCCACCGCTTTGTTCATGTTTTCGTCGTCTTTGTATTCGCGGCCCAACTGATCCAATTCTGCCGAATACGCTGAAGGGTCTTTAACACCTGCACGACCCAAAATGCCTAAACGCATTGACACCACTCGACGCGCATCGGTCGTAAGGTTTCGCGTGGCAGTATCGGCCTGCGTTTGTGCCGACGATACATCGGCCAAATTCCGCATAATGTCGCGTCCCGTCAGCGGGGCAAGTTGCGGAATGGCGGCGTTAACCTTTGCCATGTCAACGCGACCGTTGGTTTGGAAGTTTTCGGGATTGCTGAAAAAGTCTTGCGTGGCTAGCCGTTCGCGGTTTTCTTGCTCTTGCTTGGACAGCGTGATCGCGCCAGATTTGTACGCCTGCATCCCTCGCGCAAAGTTCATTACGTCGTTAAGCGACATTCCTTGCTGCGGCTGCACGTTTGCGCCAACTGGCGTGACAGGATTTACGTCAAAACCTACGGCCATAATTTAATCCTCAAGTGCCGGGACTAAAACCCGGAACGTATCCGTAACCAGTTGACGGCAAGTTTGCAGGATTGGAATATCCCGGCGTCGGGTTTCCTCCGGCATTTCGCTGCCGCATGATGTCGTACATCCAAAATTGATTTCCGATGTTGCCAAGGCCACCCGCCAACGCATTCGCCGCGCCAACCTGTCCTGCACCGAGCGCCGTTGCGCCGCCAACGCCAAGGTTTGCCATTGCGCCAGTACCCGCGCCGAGCGCCTGCGCCTGCTGACCGACTGCGGTTTGGCCGATACCGGCAATCCCCGCAAGGGTGTTGTAAATGTTGCTGCGTTGCGCGAGTAAAGCCGGGAACGCCGTCCCCATCGTGTAATCAGCGGCGAACTTTTGCGCTGCACGATCCATGTTGCTGCCGCCACCGCCGACGTTATATCGTTGACGCGCTGCGCCAATTCCTTGCCCAAGCGTGAACTGATAGCCGGGCATATTCTGAATGTCTTGCGCGGTGACCGGGCTGGTCAACTCGGGAATCATTTGATTAAGGCGAGTCAGTCCAGCCTCACCCGTTGCCCGATACGGTGCGTTGTAGCCCGCGATCTGGTCAAGTGCTTGCTGGATCATTTGCTGACCCTGTGCCGTTGCCGCTGCCTGTTTATTTGCAGCCGAACGTGCGGCTCCGGCTTGCAATGCGCTGCCCGCTAATCCGGCGGCACCGCCAATAATTGGCGCAAGGAGTGCAGTTTCGATTCCCATGTTATTGCTCCAATACCAGTTTGCCGCTGTCGGTCGGCTTAAATCCTAAACGAGCCAAAATGCCGTACATATAGTCGTGACCGGGCGTTACGCGGGTTGATGTGCCTTTGCTGCACACTTGCCGCAACAGCCCTTTAGTCGCCCACTTCCTACGCCACTCGGGGACGATGGATACGTGAACTTCGTCCTCTTTGCGATACACCGCGCCGATGCACTCATCGCCGCGCATAATGGCTTGAACGTGCCAATCCGTTAGAGCGTTAAGGTACGTGTCAAAGTCTAACGGTTCGCTCCAATCCGTGGCGCGATAGCCTACGGAGAGCGCAAGGTCACGATCATCAGCCAGATGCGTCATGTGATGATCTTCCAATCGCCTGCGCCGAAGCCGGTGCGGTACGAAATATAACCGCCGTTGCTGTTGGTATCGACGTACAACTGGCCGATATACAGCGCGTTGTTGACCGGCGAACTCAACGCCTTGGACACGTTTTGCTGAACGATCATGCCGTCGCCGCCCACCGCGAACTGCGCCGTCTGTGGCGTAACGGTGCCGCCCGACGAATACGCCGTGTATGAGGTCGAGTTGATCGCGCCCAACGTGATCGTCGTTGAGGTCGTGGCGGTGACGTAGGTCGTGACGCCGTTAAGTTGCGTCATGCCGACGATGCCGGACAACGCCACCTGTGACCCAATGGTGATGTTATGCGCCGACGAGGTAGTGATGACGCACGGGTTGGCCTGCGTGATGCCCGAGATGCTGGCCGCAGTCGTCTGGCGCAACACTTGGATAGATTGGCCGGTCTGACGCTGCGTGATGACTTGCAGCGTGACGGGCGTGCCGGACGACGAGTTATTGTCGTTCAGCACCATGAACGGGTAATACGTGCCGCCGTCGCCGTCGCGCTTGTAAACGATCTGGCCGGTTACCACGCCGTTCCAAGGGAAGTATCCGCTGATGCCCGGCGTCGTCCACGAAGGATCGGCCATGTTCGTGCCGGTGCCGTTATCCGTTAGATTGCGCGTCTGCGTGATGGCGGTGTAGTAGTTGCCGCCGATGACGGTGTAACCGACGTTGGTGCCGACATCAAAGCCATAAACCGTGTACGGGCTTTCGCCTTCGATACGATTGCCCCAAAACACATTGCCGTCGGTAAGGTTCGCGCTCGACGCCGTGAGTTTGGCGAAGTAAGTGGTGTTCGACACCATATCGCCATGGCAGGCAATAACTTGGTTGCCGTTGCTGTTTTCAATCTTCCAGCCAATGCCGCCCGAATTCGGCGTGTCGGTGTTGTATCGACAAGCGTAGAACGTATGCGCGTTGGACGACGTTCCGGTCAGCCAATAGCCGGTCGTGCAAAGGTTAGCGGTGACGTTGTAAAAACGGTTGTAGACCGACCAGCCCGAAGTGGGCGAGTTGATCTTGACCGCCGTATCAAAGCCGTCGATCCACAACGCGCTGAACTCGGAGTAACTAACCGAGTTAAGGTCGAGGCCGATGGTTCCCGAGCCAGCGTCAAATATCGTCATCTCCATGATGCCGATCTTGCCGATGCGGGTGCCGGGGGTCGGATTAGCGACCGCCGAACCAGAGCCGTAATACTTGATGACCGTGGCGCGTTCGCCGCTGCCGACCAACTTCACGCCATCGGGAATCGTGATGCCGCTGTTGATGCGGTACACGCCGGACGGGAAGTACACCGTCGCGCCGCTGATGCCGCCCAAGCCCGACGAGCCGCCGCTAGAGGGCAATGCCGCCGCCGCGTTGATCGCGTTCTGGATAGCCGTTACGTCATTGTTGGTGCCATCGCCCACCGCGCCAAAGTCCTTGACGCTGATGTAATCGCGCAGACGAGCCTGCACGGTGCGGGCGGTTGCGCCCGTTCCGGTGTTGATGTAACCGATCAGCGACGAACCCGAGGATGCAGCCAACACCGCAAGGGTGGCGATGTCGGGGCCGTTGAGGTTGTCTACCGTGTAGATTTCAACGTCGTCGGCGTCGGTCAGTTTGATCTTGTACTGTGCGGTCGTGAACCAGATGCTGGCCTCGCCGCGAGTGTTGAGGATGACCGGGTTTGCGTTAGCCACGCCGCCCGTGTAATCCGTATAGGTCGCTTGCGGGGTCGTGGTGCCTGCCGCATAGGTGTAGACCTTGCCGCCCGCCAGCGGGTTGCCTGCATTGTCGAAGAATTGCAGTTTCGGCGGGGTTGCGATCATTGTGGTCATAACTACCTCGGAATCAGAGTCATCGTCGGCGCGGAAACGTAATACACCTTCAGCGAATCGTTAGGCGAAAGCGTGAACATTCCGTAATAACTGCCGGTGTTATAAAACGTCGTGCCGTTACGGGTGAATAATAACTTTGAAATGCCGCCGCCGCTAATCAAAACGTCGGAGTTGTATTTGAGCGTGTTGGTGTAGGTAAAGGGACTCGCGCCAACCGTGATGCTGCTCGGCTGACCGGGGGCCGGAGTTGCTAAACCAATCGTGATTTCGCCCGAACCGTTTGCGATGTCAATGCCGGTGCCGGACGTCAGCGTGTTGACTTCATAGCCCGTGCCGTTGCCGATCAGCACTTGGCCGTCAGTCGGGGTGACATAGTTGCCCGTGCCGCCAGATCCCGTCTGTAGCGGATTATTGAACTGCGCCCCGACCATGCGGGGGTATTGCAGCCAGACTTGCCATTCCCGAGCCGGTCGCCCGGTCAGCGGGTCGATAAAGGCGCTTTGCGGGATGTTGATGTTGGTGCTGACACCAGCCATCAGTTTTCCCCGACGCTAGCCTTAAGGTTCGCAGAAACGATCACAGCGTTCACGGGGTCGGAGATGGCGACCTCAAAGATGCGGTCACGCGACCAGCCGAGCCTGCGCCAGATCGCACGGTTCGTGTAGCGACCCATCTTGCCGATGCTCACCCAATGCTCTGACGACCACGTAGAGCCGCCGTCGCTCGACCAGCGCAGCATCGCTTGCGGGTCTTGCCCCTGCCCCGTATTAAGGCCCACGCCGGGCTGGAACTGAATCTGCAACTCGTCGAAATACTGCCGCTGGAGGTCGGCGACCATGTGCGGCGCACGACGCAACCGCCGGATGACGTTGCCATCCTCGGTGTAGGTCTTGTCGTCCAGCGCGTAAATCTTGCCGTTCTCAAAGTCGCCGACGACGTTGTAGCCGTTGAAAAACGCGCCGCAGTTGGAACGATGGCGGGTGTATTGCGTGCCATCCCACGACAGCCACTTGTGCCAGACTTGGGTGGCAAGGTCATACACCCATGTCAAATTGGCACTCGGGAACGTGACGACGTAGAACTCATGGCCTGCCTTTTGGTAGGTATAAGCCACGGCATCCGATACGTCGTAACCGACGAGGCTCACCTCAACCGCGTGGGTCGATACGCGCTGGAACTGATAACCGTTCAACGTGCCGATGATGGCCTTGCCTCGGGTGTCTTTGGACACGAACAAGAAAGCCTCGCCGAACCGAGCCAGCGACATCGACGCCGCGATACCGTGTTGGCTGGTGGTTCCCGAAATGCGCTGGAACGGAAAAGTCGTAATGCCTTCGATGACGTTGCCGACATCGACCCACACTTCCGTGGTGTTTTCGCCGAGCAGATACACTTGGCGGTGGTCAACAAAAAGGGCAACAAGGTTGTCGGGTGACCCGTCCTTGCTGCCAAAATTGCCCGTCGTGGTGAACGGGGATGCGAGATCGGTAACCGCCCAGTTTTGCGTACCGGGCTGGTTGTAAGCGATGTAGTTGTCCACCACATCGCACGACGTTGCGCCCGACCACAGCCCGTCATCGGGCGGCAAGAGCGTTACAGCGGTGGTGTTGGACGACCAGTAATACCGGCCCGACGAGTCCACGATGTACGCGGTAATCCCGTAAGGCGCATCCATCTGGTTGTCGGTGATCGCCACCGGCCCAGAATACGAATTGATGCTGCCGATGTTGGTCGCCGTCCACGTGGTGTCGATGGCCCAGACGGTGTTATCGACCACGCAGACAAGGTATTGACCGCCCGAGAGCGCACGCATAGCGCGTACCTTGCCCGTAGACAGCGTGGCCTTGGTGACGAGTCCCGGCGTCGGATATAGCGCGACGATCCCGCGTTCGCCCGGTTGTTTGGTCGGGTCTACCTCGGGATAGAAGTTGATGCACTCTTGGTCGTCTTGGTAGATCGACGGTGCAACATACGACGCGCCAACAAAGCCAAAGTCGGCCATTTACGCGAAGCCTCCGTCCATAATCCAGCCCGCGTCCTTCGCCTTTCCGAACAGCAAGTATTCGGGATAACGAGCGATCTGCGGCGGCTTCATGTTCGTGCGCTTAACGGTCGCCTTGGACTGCGCGGCGTACTGCTGAATCATCGCCACTTGGATTTGGCTGGCCTTGCCGTACATCGGCATCAAGCGTTCGGCAAGACACCAGCGCAGCGCCATGTTGTAACCCTGCGGCAGTTGGATGGTGTCGTAGAGCGTGCCGAACTGACGGAAGATGGTCGAGGCGAACAAGTGCATCTCGCCCTGCGCCGGGTTCGGCCACACGTAGACCGTGCCGAGCAACTCGGACGGCTGGTAGTAAACGACCTTCGGCCACGGGCCATTCAGCGATTTGAGGCCAATGCTTTCGTATTCTTCCAGCGACACAACCGAGATTGGATAGTCGAGGCCACCGCCGTAGATCGGTGCGCCGTTGCTGGTCGTCGTCACGCGAACAAAGGCCGACTCAATAGCGAGGGGGCGTTCGTAGTAACCCGTCAACGATGTGCTGGCGACCGTCTGGCTCTTGCTGACGGTGTAGGTGCCGAGTTCGTTGACGTTGCCGCCCGCGCCCGAGGTGAAGCCCACAATGGTCGTCCCCGAGGTGACGCCGGTGCCGCTGATCGTCTGGCCCATCGTGATCGCGCCCGAGGTCAACGCCGTGACCGTCAAGGTCGTGCCGGAGATGCTACCCGTGAAGGCGCTGCCGACCTGTCCACCGGGGCCAATGGTGTACTGAATCTGGTTTTGCACGCACGGAAAAATGATCTCGGTGCGATAAAACACCATCATGTTTTCGTTCGACCATTGGGCGCACATATCATTCAGCATATCGAAGGCATCTTGCGCGGCCTCGGGCGTCGGGGTTTCCCCGGCTTCCAATGCGCCGATGTCTTTAAGGGCGCGGCTAATGATGTCGATAGGCTGTGTCATACGTCACCCTAACTTAAAGGTCTTGGGTATCCACGGCGGGGTTTCTGGCGTTTCGGTGCTGGCAAGTTGGCGCTCAAGGTCGCGCTTGATCGTGCATACCCCATCGATAACCGACTCGGCTTCGATCCAGCCCGCGATCATTTCTTCGGTGACATCGGTCATGGACTTGATGTCGCGGAAACGCCAGTTGCCCTCGGTTTCCACCGTGCCGTTGCCCTCGGTCGCCGTGACGCGATAGTGCGCCTCAACAAGGATCGGGCCGTCCATCGTCACGCGGTCAATTTTCCACGCGAAGGAGGCCATCACGCACCCCACGGCAGCGGTTTATCCACCACGGGCGGGCTGACGAGTTGCGCGAGGTCATAGGCAACCACGGCCTCGGTCTGCTCTTTGTTGAGGCCACGTGCGTAGATCCACTCTAGGACTTGCGCTTCGGTAAGGCTTGCATACGGGGTGAACGGCGATCCTGCGCCCTCAAACCCCATGCTGCCCTTGATGCTGGCGGTCTTGTCGCCCGAGGATTCGCTGCACGACCATTTGACCGTGACGACGACATCGGTCTTGCCGTCCTCAATCGGTTTGACCAGCATTTGATCGACTTTCCATGTCGCCATTACGCGGCTCCCATTGTGACTTCAACCCATGCGTGCGCGGCTTCGTCCCACGAATACATCTTGCCATCTAGCGGCATCGGAATCGGGGCTTCCCACTCCGCTGTGCCGACATTCAATGACCAAGAAGGGTAAGGCTTTGGCGCAATAAACGCATCCAGTTGTGCGTCGTAGTTGTAGCCGATGCCAGCGTAGCGTTTGCGGAAGTTTCCGTTGTACGAGGTTTGCACCCAGTTTCCGCCGAACAGACGTTCACAGAACGCCTTTCCGATGGATTCTTTTTCCACGCCGTTAGCGTCGGAGGTGTCCTTGTTGCCTACAACGATGACGCGCTGAACCACGCCGTTGCTATCAATTTCTGCGAAATGAGCCATTGTCAGTCCCTCAAATGCAAAGCGGTTAGCGATTCTTCGCTACCGACCAATCCAACCGGAAAAGTGTTAAACGCAAGGCTAATACGCTCATCGCCTTGCACCGTCTCAACCATGTGCGTCAAAGATGACGGAAACAGGATTAGTTCCCCTGCGCCCGTCTCAAACCACCATGACTCAGAATTGTACAAATTCCAGTTGTCCGTGGTGAGTTTGATCTGTTGATAGCCGTCGCGGTAAAAGTAAATCTTGTCGCGTTCGCGTGCGGCCTTAAAGTACAGCACGCCGCTGATAAACGAATTGGGATGCGCGTGTTTATGGTGAAACTCACCCGGCTTGGTGTAGTTCAGCCACGATTGCGTGATGCGAAGCGACACGGCCTCTTTGGGCGCGTAGATCGCTTTGACGTACTCATCCACCGACGCCTGCACAAACTCCATAAGGCTTGCCAGCGTGTCATGGCGCAGCACATAACGGTCATTGCTGGTCGTGTTGCCCATGTTTTTATGGGTCGGTTGCGCGGCAATAAAGTCTGCTTCGGCCTGCGTAAATTCGCGGCCTAACGTGAATTTGCCAACCGGCGTCGGGAATATGCCGTGTAGGTTCACGAGTTCATTGCCTCTTCAACTTTTTCCATCTGCGCTTCCATTGCCGCTTGCTGCTCTGGCAACAGGATCGTGTTAATGGAATCCTCAAAGGCTTTGATCTTCTCAATGGTTTCCATGACTTCTTCCATTGAGGGCTGCGGTCGTGGGTCTTCCCAGCGGGTAAAACCTACGCCGCCCGTAATTTCCCACTTTGCGCCGGGGCGCAGCAAGTGCATAGCCGTGTTGATGCCTACGAGTTGATAAGCCTTCATTAGTTCACCTTCAAAATGACAATGCCGGAGCCGCCTGCGCCGCCTGCGTAATCGGTGCCGGGGGTGGTAAATCCGCCGCCGCCACCGCCACCGCCGGTATTGGCAGTTCCAGCAGAACCCACAGCGTTTGTGCCGCCGTTACCGCCACCGCCTGTGCCGCCCGATGCGCCCGGTTGTCCGCCTGCGCTGTGTGCGCCACCACCGCCGCCGCCTGCATAAGTTGCTGACGAACCCGACAATGTTGATGCTGTGCCGTTACCGCCAGCGCCCGGTGAGTTGACGTTAGGAGCAATGCCGCCAGTAGCAGACGCACCGCCACCGCCGCCAGATGATGCGCTTGCACCACCAGAATACGAACCATATCCGCCGTTGTTTCCTTGCGACGGAGATGTTGACGGCGTGTTTCCTGTGCCACCAACACCCGGCCCCGCAGGGGAAAGACCAGACGATCCGCCGCCGCCAGAACCACCCGAAGCCGCCGTTAACGCCGATGTGTTTGAGAACGACGCGCCGCCACCACCGCCAGCGGAAGTAATGGTGCTAAACACCGAATTTCCGCCGCTTGTTGCAATGGTTCCGCGAGTAGTTGCGGCCGCACCGCCTGCGCCGACAGTCACAACGTATGCCGTGCCAGCAGTTACCGACAGACTTGTGCCTGTGCGGAAACCGCCTGCGCCTCCGCCTCCACCAATAACTGCGCCACCACCGCCGCCACCCGCGACAACGAGATAGTCCACCGTGGTCGCGCCCGTGGGGGCAGTCCATGTGGCTGTGCTCTTGAAGAGGATGGGCGTGCCGGTTGGCATTGCATACGACAGGATGACGATGCCGGAGCCGCCGGTGCCGCCATTTGTAGTTGACACTTGTTGACCTGCGCCCCCACCACCGCCGCCTGTATTTGCGGTTGCGTTGTTTCCAGCCGCAGCACCTTTTGCTCCATTTCCTCCGCCGCCGGTGCCGCCTGTTCCAGCAGTTCCCGGAGACCCTCCAGTCGTTCTTTTGCCCCCACCACCGCCGCCTGCGTAGGTAACGGATGCGCCGGAAATAGATGATGCGGTGCCACCCCCACCATTTCCGCCAGCCGCAGAAGCGGCATTTGCACCTACAGCAGACGCACCACCACCGCCGCCCCCGCATTGCACATCTGCATCGGTGTCACTTCCAAATCCGTTTCCGCCCGCATTACCTTGGCTAGGCGATGTACTTGGGGTATTTCCTGCCGCTCCGTTTTGCGTATTAGCAAGGTTTGATCCAGCGCCGCCACCGCCAGACCCTCCAGTAGTAGCCGGAATTGCTGTTTGTGGAGCGCCACCCGGCACCCCGCCACCGCCGCCTCCGGTTGATGTAATTGTGCTGAATACGGAATTATTGCCAGCAGTTTGAGAACTACCGCCTGCGCCAACCGTAATGGTGTAATCAGTTCCGGCAGTTACCGATAGTCCGGTGCCAGTTCTAAACCCACCGGCTCCGCCGCCACCTCCGCAAATTCCAACGCTAAAACTTGTGCCGGATGATCCGCCGCCACCACCACCCGCCACAACTAAATAGTCAACAGAAGTAACGCCTGTGGGCGCAGTCCACGTTCCCGAGGCAAGGAATTGCTCAATAATGGTGTAGCCGCCAGCAACGACTTGCCCCAACAGCATATGAAATATGCCAGACATGGCTTAACTCACGTTGCCCGAGATGACGCACACGGTGCCGCTAATAAACAAGATGGTCGCCACGCCGCGAGTCGCTAGTGTGACGCTGGCTTTTGTGGTGTTCGTACCGGCAATGTAACTTGAAGTCGGGTTCGTCGTAATTGTGATGCCCGCGCTAGTGTTATTGAAGATGGACACCACATCGCCTGCCGCAAACGTGCTGTTCGGTACAACAATAGAACCGCTTGTACCAACACCAATAAACTTGCCGACATCGGTTGTGACAAGCGTGTACGAACTTGTTTTGTCCGATCCCGATTGTGGGATGTTGCGATAACCGACGTTGTTCGTGCCGTCAGCGGTGCAGTTAGACAAATTGCCCGAAGTTGGCGTACCAAGAATCGGAGTGGTCAGCGTTGGCGATGTTGCCAGCACGTTGTTTCCGGTTCCGGTATTGGTCACGCTAACAATGTTTTTGCTGGCATCTAGCGCAAGCGCAGTTGAGGCCGTTAAACCAGAAAGCGTTGTTGTGCTAGATGCCGACAAAGTGGTAAACGCGCCCGTATTCGGCGTTGTTGCGCCAACCGTGCCGTTGATATTGATGCTGGCCGTGCCAGTAAGATTTGTCACCGTGCCGCTAGACGGCGTACCTAACGCGCCGCCGTTAACGACAAACGCGCCAGCCGATCCGGTGTTGACGCCCAACGCCGTGACAACGCCCGTGCCGGTCGTAATCGTGCTAGGCGCTATACCTGCACCACCACCGATGACAAGGGCATTAGCCGCCAATGCGCTCGATGACGCCAGCGTGCCGGACGCTGAGTAATACAGGACACCGCCGCTTGTGCCGCTAGTCAATCCCGTGCCGCCGTAACCGACGCCGATGGTGCTGCCATTCCATGTGCCGCTGGTGATCGTGCCAACCGTTGTGAGGCTGCTAGAGCCTGCCAACGGGGACGCGCCGACCGTGTTGTAAGACACGGTGATCGCCGACGCGCCGTTGAAGGTCGCGCCCGAGGCAGACCCTGCGCCGCCGTTGTTGAATGTCACAGAATTGGCGACAGACCCTGCCGAGCCATCAATCGCAACGCCCGTCAGCGACTGCGACCCGCTGGCACGGTTTAGCGCGATGGCCGTCGTGCCGACATAGAGGGTGCTGTTGCCGAGGACGCCCGAGGGGATTGTGCCGGTCAGTTGCCCCGCCGGAACGCTGGTCAAGCCCGAGGCCGAACCGTTAAACGAAGTCGCCGTCAGCGCACCCGTAAAAGGGTTGTACTGCAACTTGGTCGAGGACACGTACTCGGTCGTGATCGTGCCGGTCGTCTGGTTGGCGAACAACGGGTAGCGCGTGGCATTCGTTGTCGTGTCGTCGCTAACGGTGACGCTGGCGGCGGGAGTCGTCCATGTCGGTGCGCTGGAACCGTTAGAGGTCAGCACTTGCCCCGAGGTGCCTGTCGTCGTGAATAGCGTCGTGCCTACGCCGCTTTGATAGGGCACTTGGCCTGCGGCACCACCCGCGAGATTCGTGGCCGTGCCGACGCTTAACGTCGATCCTGCCGACCATTGCGGGGCGGTTCCGCTGGAGGTCAACACGTAGCCGTTGGTGCCGATGCCCAACTTGCTCAACGCGGTCGAGCCAGAGGCGTACAGCAGATCGCCGGTCGTGTAAGACGCAAACCCGGTGCCGCCATTCGCGGCGACGAGGGTGCCTGCAAGGGTGACAGAGCCGGTCGTGGAGGTGTTTGGGGTTAAGCCGGTAGTTCCTGCGCTAAAACTGGTGACGCCCGACGATCCTGCGACCGAGAAGTTCCACGACGCATAGGTGCCGGAGCCGCCCACCGTGTCCACGTTGAGCGTGAGCGACGTTCCGGTAAAGGCGGTAATGACGCCTTCCATGAACTGCGTGGTATCAACCGGATAGGTCACACGGGTGCGCGTTCCGACGCCGAACGCCGTGTTCATGGCGTCTAAATTGGTCGTAAATGTCTTGAGTCCGGTGCCGATGCTGTTGGACGTTGTAGAGGCAAGGTTCGCGTAGCCGATGCCGATCTGCGTCAGTTGCGCCGTGGTGACGATAACGCCCGGCGTCAGCGGACGAGTCGGCGACGTTTGCGCCGGATACGTCTGAATAGAAACGTCGGTGCTGGTTGCCGCCCAACAAATTTGCAGATAATCGCCAGCGGCAAGCGTGAACACGTAGTTGCAGACTGCGATCAAATGGCCGTTAACGCCGCCGTGCTTGTTGGTGACACCAAACTGGCTGTTGGAATCGGTAAGATCGGTGCCGTTCTTTCGCACCCAAATGTCAACGTCTTGAATCGCGGCGTTGGCGTTTTCTAACTGGATCGAATACGTCAGCGCATACGTGCCAGCGTTGGCATAGGTAATGCGATCTCCGCTAACAATCGCGACGCCGTTGGATTCGTTTGTTGTGCCAATTGCCACCACATACGCCGTCGTCGTGCTGGCGATGGTCTGGTCGGTCGTGTCTTGAAACGCGCCGTAGTAGGCGGTCGATCCGGTGGCCGACGTAACTGCCGACCATACCGGCACACCCGAGCCTGCCGATTGCAAAAACTGACCCGCCGCGCCGACTGCGGTGTAGTTGATCTTTGACCCGTCGCCGTATGCGACCGTGCCAGCGGTGGGTGTGGCGCTGTTGTTCGTGCCGCCGTTGGCGATGGGAAGGACGCCCGAAACGTGCGTGGTCAGTCCAACCTTGCCGTAGGCAGGCGCTGCGCCGATCCCGCCCGAGAGCAACACGTTGCCCGTGGCGACATCTGGCAGGCTGGCAAGGGTGGTTGAGGTCGATGCGTAGACTAGATCACCGACCGCGTAACTTGACAGCCCCGTGCCGCCGTAAATCGCGGCGATGGTTGAACCGTTCCAAACGCCCGTGCCAATCGTGCCGACCGTCGTGATGGACGACTGACCGGCGTAGGTGTCGGAAACCTTGATGCCCGACGCCGATACGTTGATGGTTGTGCCGTTCGGCACCACCGAGAACGTGTTGGATACCAGTTGCAAGCCGTTTCCGGCGTAATAGATCGTCCCGGCGTTGAACTGCGTCCACGGCATCGGGGTGACATCAATCGTGCCGCCACGGTTTGCCGTGCTAACCCATCCCGAGTCGGCGTTAGTTGAACCTTCTTCGATGAACGTAAACGCGCCGGGAACTTGCGCCCACGTGTTTAAGTCGGTCGCCCGAGTCCATGCGCCGCTGGCAACGACATAAATGCCGTTGAACTGGCTAGAGGTCTGATTCTTAACAAGAACCCGATCACCCGCCGCGACCGTCACGCCGTCAATCGTCAACAAGCCCGACAGCGCGGCAAGGTTAGCCGTTGTTGCTACAAGGCACGACTGTTTGATGTCGATGCCTTGCGCGATGGCGTCGGCATACGCCTTGTTGACAATATCGTTCGGGCCAGACGGCGTTGTGGTAATCGTGCCGGTGACCGTTGAGATGTTGGTGAAGTTGCCCGTCGAGGGCGACGTTGCACCAATCGTCGTTGAGTTGATCGTGCTACTGGTGATGTTCAACCCAGACTGATCTGGGTCAATGTTGGCACCGAACGGCGTCCCTGCCGGGCCAATCAGCGTAATAAGTTTGAACGTCGGCTCGGGTTCAAAGATACCTTGAACCGGAACAATGTTCGTGGTTACGGTACTTGGAACGTCGTTCGACATGGCTTAATCCGCTTGCACGGCTGTGACGTACAGCACATTCGTGCCAGACGAAATCGCTTTGATGTAGAACGGGGCGGGCGGTGACGCAACGACCAGCGGATAATTCATGCCACCCGGCAGTACGAACGAACCCGCGTTGCCCGAGGAGGCGATGGCAGGATCGACGACCGTGCTGGTGTTGGAGAATTCAACCGCAGCCACGCCCGTGCCGGTATTCAGCAACATGACGTAGTTCGTTTGATCGTTGGTGTTGGCGGCGACAAGCGTTGCGCTGGAGGCCGAAGTCGTCAGCGACATCGTGACCGTTTTGCCGCTTGTACGATAGACCGAGGTGTTGACCATAAAAGCCTCGCGGAGTTTTCAAAAGTATAAGTGCGTGAAAAAGAAAAGCCACCCCTTTTAACGGAGGTGGCTTCCCTTTCCTAGGCGGCTAGTTCCTTACGGCAGGAACGTGAGGTCGTAGCCGTAAATGAACACATCTGCCGTCGCCGCAGCGCCCTGTGCGGTCGTGCAACGGATGTAAAGCGGGGTCGTCGTCAATGCTGCCGTCGAGGAGGCAGTAAAGATTTTGACCACCGACGATCCGGTGCAGTCCGTCAAGGCCGAAGCCGACAGCACAGCCGTACCCGTCGCGGCCGCGCCGCTATAAACGGCGAGTTGCGCGGTGGTGAGGTTGACGCTGGCGTTGGTGACGATGATGCTCTGGACGCTGACGCGGCCAGAATCCAGCACCGCCGCGATGGTGTCGGCAACCGCATTGAGGTTGACCGACTGCGCGGAGGCGATCAAGCGCAGGGCTTGATTGGTTGAAAGGTTGAAAGGGCTATTGCTTACGGTTGAAGCCGGGCCGGGGTTTGCCATGATGGTTTACTCCTTTAGGCCGCAACGCGGCAAGCAAGTTCGGGGTACAGCGGTGCCCATCCGTACAGCACATCGAGACGAGTCGGGATCGAATCGTTGTTGATGGTGTACTGACGCACAACGCGGATCGACAGGCCGAGTTCCTTGTCGGACGCACGACCGGCGAAGTGGACGCCATCCGGCAGTTCAAGATCAGCAGTCGCAAGCGTAAAGGCGTTGCGGTGCATGATGATGTTCTGCGGGCTGACCGTGCCCAAGTTGTTGAACGGCGTCACAGCAGCCGTCGAGGAGGTGCTGGTGACGGTGACGTTCTGGAACTGCCCGCCGGTGATGATCGCCGGGGAAACGGTCACAGCCGTGCCGCCGCCCGTCGCAACCGCCGTGGTCGCGGTGACCACAAAGTTGCGAAGTTTGCCGGAGCCGTAAGCCGTGCGGTTCTGCGGGTTGACCGCATAAACGCCCGCGATCTGGATGACATCGCCTTGGTTCAGCGTGAGCGCCGACGAAGCGACCAGCGTGACCGTCGAGGACGAAGCCCAACCCGTCGCCAGCGAACCCGTGAAGGTGCTGGTGTTCGTGGTGAGGGTCTTGCCCGAGTACGAGCCGAACGTCTGGTTGGTCACGTTCTGGTCCATGTACCAGTTCATGCCAGCCGAGTCGCGGCCCATCATGCCCTTGCGGTATTGCTTGCCGATTACGTCGGACGGCACGAACAGACCCTTGAGGCTGTCCACGATGGTCGCCGAGGTGAACGGTTCAATGACGCACGAACGACGACCGTCACGCGGAGCGCCTTCGGAGTCGAGGTACGCGCCAGCGGTCAAGTACGTGATGAGGCCGGTCGGCGGGGTGCCAGCCGTGCCCACGATGTTCGCCGTGTTGTTCTTCGCCATAGTCAGACCGTCGAAGTCGATCTTGTTGGCGATAGCAGCCACGGCGGGCTTCAGCACGCGATCCGAGAACATATCCAGCGACAGGGCCAGATCCTGCGTGGTGAACTGCGTGTCCACGTGGAACTGCGTGGAGAGCGTCACCGGAACCGAGGTTTCGTTGAAATCTTCCACGTTCAACGCCGGGCCGGTGGTGCCGATGAAGCGACCCGGGCGACGGACGTTGAGGGTATTACCGATCTTCGCGCCCACGACGGCGAATTGGTCGTCGTAGTTGCGATCCACCTCACCCGTGAAGGTGAGTTCGTTTTCCAAGACCATCAACGCTTCGTTGGTGATCTTGGAGATTGTCAGAAGTGTATTAGCCACTTGTATTCTCCAAAAGGATTAAGAATTACCGGATTCGGCCAGCCTGTCGTGCTGCCTTCCATTGAGCGTATGTCCCGCGAAACTCTCCATTGGAGTCCACCTCGACATCTCGCCCAGAGGATGCAGCCTTAATCGGCGTGATCGGCTCCGGCGCTTTGCTTTTCACAGCGGCAGAAGGCTTGCTTTGAGGCTTGGTTTCGTACCGTGCCTCCAGTTTCCCGATCTCGCGCAGGGCCGAAATGACGGACATTCCGTTCAATTTCTGTGCAAATTCGGGGTTTTCGGCGAGGTGATATAGGATTTTGGGGCCTACGTCACTTTCAATGATGGCGTCACGTATCGGGTCTGTAACCACTACGTCTGATGACTGCACCATGTCGTCGAAGTCGGGGAGTTCGGATTTCGCGGCGGTCACGCGGTCGGCCCATGCCTTCACAGCAAGTTGCCTCTGTTCGTTCGCCTTGCGTTCCAATTCTTCCCGATCCCGCTTTGCCAGCGTCTGCTCGGCAGTCCAACTCGCCAGCGCCTCTGCATATTCAAAGGCGTCGGTAAAGTTCTCGGGCTTGGGCTTTTCGTTGCTGGATTCCGCTTTTTGCGGGGTTGCCTGCGTTTCTATAGCCTTTAGCCGCGCCTCCAATGCCTCCCTCGCTTCGCGTTCCTTCCGCGCTTCCGCACGGGCTTCCTCGCGTTGCTTGGTGATTTCGGAGAACCGCCGTTCGATCTTGGGATTCTGTTTGCGCTCCTCTTTTGCCGTCGCCTCGCCTTCGGCTACAGGTGGCTCACTCGGTGTTTCCTCGGCTACCGGCTCGGCAGAGGCTTCAGCCTCGGGTGCCGCCTCGGTCGGGGCCGTAGGTTCCGCTAAACCTAATTTCTGTGCGTTGAACTCGGCTAAATTTTCAGCGGTCACGACCGT